CAACCTTGGTTCTATTAATCTCGGTCGTATTGACTCGATTCAAGAACTCGCGGATATCGTAGAACTAGGTACTAAGTTCCTTTTGTGTGGCACACTACGTGCTCAACTACCTTATGAGAAAGTATACAAAGTTCGTGAAAAGAATCGACGACTCGGCCTCGGCCTTATGGGTATTCATGAATGGCTCATTAAGAGGGGTTCCTCCTACGAGGTCACTCCCGAGCTCCACCGCTGGTTGTCCATCTATAGAGGAGTCAGTGACAATGTTGCGAAGCAGTTTTCGGGACAGCTTTCTGTCAATGAGCCTGTCGCAAAGCGAGCGATTGCTCCTACAGGAACTATCGGAATACTTGCAGGAACGACTACTGGTGTTGAACCGCTCTTTGCCGTGGCCTACAAGAGGCGCTATCTCAAAGGAACTAAGTGGCACTACCAGACAGTAGTGGATGGTGCGGCACAGGAGTTAATTAATCTATATGGTGCAGATCCTGAAAAGATCGAAAGTGCAGTTGACTTGGCAAGCGATTACGAAAAGCGCATACGCTTCCAAGCAGATGTTCAAGACTATGTTGATCAGTCTATCTCTTCTACTATTAACCTTCCTAGTTTCGGTTCTCCTCTTAACAACCCTGATACTGTCGGTGCCTTTGCTAATACTTTGGCGTCATATGCACATCGCCTTCGGGGCTTTACGGTTTATCCGGACGGAGCGCGTGGTGGTCAACCGCTTACTTCGATTCCGTATAACGAGGCTGTGGCAACGCTTGGCGAAGAGTTCGAAGAACACGTAGAGACTCACGATATCTGTGAGATTAGTGGTAAAGGTGGGTCCTGCGGGATCTAAAAGAAAAACCCCCAAGGGAGCAATCCTTTGGGGGTTCTTTTTTATTTCGCGCGCATGGGTGTTAGGACTTTATTATTTAAACTAGTCGCAACACCGTTAACCTTTTCTACTGTCCTCATTGTTCCGACACCAAGAAGTGCGACAACAATAGGGTAGATAGCTCCGGGATCGAGTGCAGGAAGCCCTACAACGTGCCCTGAGAGGTCTGCAACCCACTTCAGTAGTGGGCTGAGGATCCAAGTATAAGCTAGAGCAAAGCCTCCAGTCCAGCCGATAAATGGCCTCCAGCCAGCAACAAAGAGATTAGAATTGGAAGCCTCAATCTTATTAATTTCTATTTGCCCTTGCAGCAACGTAGTCTCACGTTCGTCTGCTTTGTCGGCAAGCTCCGCGATCTTAAGGTCGAAGTCGTGTTGAGCACCACTATCCGGTAGAACCTGTCGGACCGTTTGACCAATCTCCCTAATTAAATCTCCACCACCTAAAAGATTGCTGATTATGCTCATAACTACTTACCATCCTTCATCATTGTTGATAGCTTTACGGCTCGTCCCTTAACCTGCTTTGCCCAGAGGCTCTCAAGCATTGCCTTAGAGGCTTCCGTATACTTTTTATTCTTAATTAAATCTAGAGTATTAGTAAACTTAAGTAGGCCACGTACACCTAGATTAAATGCCATGTCTATTAAGATTGACTGACGAACTACGTCTAGATCCTTAAACCAACTCAAGTTTTTATTGAGATCAGTCTTAATTTTCTCAATTCGATTAAGTAGGATAAACTCAATCTCTTCCGGGAAGAGTTGGCCGCCCTTTTCTTTGTCGATTAGGAAGCCGACACCAATAGTCCAGTAACCAAGGCTGTCCTTGTACGCGTAAGGAACATTCCCCTCGTGCGCTATAATCATTTTAGCTAAATCTTCGTCCGTCATGCCCACACCCTCCAAGGAGTTTCTGGAAATATTTGGTACCCTAGAAAAAGTTCAGGAGCTTCGTCAAGTTGAGTAAACCTCAAGTTAACAAAGAAATCTGTACCTTCTCCCAAAAATCCTATAGTGTCAATCAGTACTTCATTGGGATTTAATGTATAAAAATATCCACTATCTTCTGCGAATAATCCCGATTGGAGTAAGATGAGGTCCATCTGCTCTTTATTCGTAGTCTTCAAGTAAACGTCGATCATTTAGTCATTTCCTCTAATTGAGCGTTCGATAGGCGTGTGTTGTAATACGAGATATCTTTAATGTGACAGTCTGCGTAGTTTAGGGGATCCCCTCGATTATCACCACCAATGCTCAATTGTACCACTCCTGCTGGGACAGCCCCAGTGGCGACAGTAACAGCGGTGCCTCCATTTCGTGAAGCAGCAAAATTTCCCGCAGAATATGCCGTAGCAATAATATTCGTTGCGCCAACTGTCCCTATTGCTCCGAGAGAAAGCGTTGCAACATTTACGGAGCCCGAGTAGTATACAGCTCGCATATTACCAGTATCGTTGTCTATGTGCACGGAGTTCTGGGTAATAGAACCATTTGTTGCTGTGATATAGCCTGCAAAACTGTTGGGAGAAGCCTCAGTTTCAACTAAAAAAGACCCACTACTTTGATTGTACCAATTAGTAAAGTTACTTCCGACCATAGTAGCAATATCTGCTGCGCGAGTAGCAGCGGCGCTATAAGATGGTATATAACTAGTTGCAAAACCCCCTAGTTCTAGTTGAGCGCCAGTCACGCTGCCTGACACCGTAAGCGTTAGCGTACCCGCAGTCGTAGTTATAGCTTGTCTTACTCGGCTTGGAAATACCCCGGTCCCAGTTACCACTCCCGTATTTGTACCTGAAAGTGTGATTGAACCCGTCCCGTAGAAAGAAAGTGTATATACTCCAGCCACTGTAGTAACGCTCTGTGACGACAAAACCCCACTATCAATTAGTAAGTTTGTCCGCGCTTCTTCGATTAGCAAACCCAGCTGTTTAAGCGTCACCGGATTATAATCAAACCGTGGGCCATAATAGGCCGTGGCGGTCGGGGCTGCGACTGGGTTATAGGCATACGGGTCCAAAGACGCGCTGTCGGACACTTGAGCGCCCCAAGCGTAAACTTCGTCGCCAGATGTTACTATCTGCACCCCAATAGTTTTTGAACCCGCAGCGGGGGTCAGGACGGTGCTGTACCTTACCCAATCGGTTGTAATAATTTTGGTGCTGTAGGTCGTACCATCAACCGTAATGCTAACATCCCCAGTTCCGGTTTTACGTTTTAGCCAAATACTAAACGTATATGGGATAGCCAAAAGTGTAAGGGTTTGCAAAACGGTTCCACCGCCAGCCGTTGCTGAAAGCGTATCGGCGTTTAAGTTGCCATTTGGGTCCGCAATAGAATTAGCAGTTACGGTTGCTAATGTTTTTACCCAAGCCGCGTTGTCAAATTCTTCAGTAAAACCAAGCAGGTTCTTAGGCGTGGTGCTGTTATAAGTGCGGGGTGAAGTTTCGTAGGTAATAGCTTCAAGTTGAGCGCCCCACACATGAACCGTAACTCCTGTCGTTTGATCTAATTGGAGATTTACTGTTGTTGCACCAACTGGACAGACCCTAGTTAATGAGAATCTTTGCCATCCAGTTGTAACCAAACAGGATGTACTAGCAAGAACACTGGTATCTGTATTAGATGCAAGTCTGATCGTGACCGGAGAATCCGCTTTAAGCCAAACTGAAACAGAGTAATTTACACCAGCTACCGCAGTCCTATTTTGATAAATACCCGACGATGCTGCCACTGTAATCACATCAGCCGTTGTTGTCCTATCTGGTGCTACTACCGCATTAGAGACTGTGGTTACAGTTCCAAATGTAACCCAGTTTGATGCTTTGAAACTGTTGCTATTAACTAGTAAGTTACTAGGTGCGTAGGTAATCTGGCCCGTGCTGTCGATCATCGTAGCATTAGTGCCGCGTGAGAAGGTGACTCTAGGGTCCAAAGAAGATGAGTTCAAAAAATTTAGCAGCATAGTAGGGCTCCCTGAAAGACTACCAAGAGTGGAGCTCCTAAATCTGCGCCTCCGATTGTTTAGTTCAAAACCCGCACTGAGCACACTCATCAGTCTAGGATCTGCCAAACGGTTGCGGTGCTTGCCGTTACTTGTCGAACAAGAACAGGCGACACCCAACCCTGCATGACCGTCTC